ATGATCAGGGGTCAGGAGTTTGTAATGGATGATATTATGATTGAGAAGATGAAAACATGTTTGTAGAATCGTCAGTAAAGGCAAATGCAATTGGTGCTACGATGACACGAAGGGTAAAAAGAATAGGTTGTTCTACTATAAAAGATTTAATAGAGCAAGGTAAACTACATATCCAGGATGCTAATACAATTATAGAGATGAGTACATTTGTTTCTGTTGGATCTTCTTTTATGGCTAAAGCACCTAACCATGATGATTTAATGATGAACCTAGTAATGTTTGCTTGGTTTACTTCAACAGATATATTTAGATCATTAACAGATATTGATATGAAAGATATGTTATACAGAGAAAGATTAGCTGCTATACAAGATGACATGCTTCCGGTTGGTTTCTTAGGTGAGAAATCTGAAGAGCATAAATATACTAAAGACTCAGAAGGTAATCTCTGGTTCGAACAAGACACTAAATTTACGAATTGGTAATATGAAATTTAAAGAATATATAGATCCTCAACCAATAGAGGAAGCAATAGATACCTCAGACCAGGCTTTAAAAAAGACCTCTGGTTTACATCTTGTTGTGCTCGGTCTAGGAGACGAAGAAGGTACATTTGCAGATGTAATACAAGAAGTAGCTAAAAACAAAAAAATAAAGTATACTCTAATTAACGTAGAAGAAGCTTATATAGCAGATGCGGATTTAGATGTTGGAAATCTTACGTTCCATAATTACGACGGCGAGGATAAAAAGATTACGATTGAGAAAGAAAAGTGTATCGTATTTGTAAGAGCTGGGGCAATACAAACATTAGTTTCCCAGGCTTTAGTATCTACGCTAGGTGCTTATGGATTCTTTCTTATCAATGATTTAGAATCTATGATTTTATGTGATAACAAACTATCAAGCACAATTCTTTTAGATAGGTATGATATTAGTACCCCAAAAACTGCTATGATTAGTAACGTTAAATCTATAGAAATAGCACACGAAAAGATCGGCGGTAAATTCCCAGTTATAATTAAAACCCTTACAGGTACACAAGGTGTGGGGGTTTCTAAAGTAAACGATATGGCTTCGTTAATATCTGTAGCACAATCTCTATGGAAATATGATGCACAGATATTAATACAACAATTCCTAGATATAAAATCAGATATACGTACATTAGTTGTGAATGGTCATATCATAGGCGCAGCACAAAGAATAAAGCAAGATGATAAAGAATTTAGAAACAATGTACATTTAGGTGCTAAAACTGTACCATATAATCTATCGGAAGAAGAAAAAGAATTGATTAAGCGCGCAGCACGTGCGTCTGGTACTATGTATTGTGGAGTAGATCACTGCAAAGTTGGAGATCAGTATTACATACTAGAAATAAATGGATCACCTGGAATACGTTCTTCGTTCATGGCTTATGATCCAGCAGATGGAAAAAAGATAGGCAAAATGTCCGACAAAGAAGTATTCGAAGTTATATTAGATTACTATTCTTCTGAACTACACCGAAGACCTTTATTTAGAACCGAAGCTGGTTATATAGAAAGAGTTATAGTAGAAGGATTAAATGCACCAGTAAGAGCTAAGTTTGATACAGGTAATGGCACAAATGCCACAATGTTACATGTAGATAAATTAGAAATAGATGGTGATACAGCTCATTGGGTTAAAAACGGACAGAAATTTAAAAATGAAATAATAGATGTATCACTAGCAAAGCATTTACAAACCACAGATAAAAGGCCTGTGGTAGAACTAACAATATCCTTTAATAATAAACAATACACGGTTCCTTTCGGATTAACTACAAGAGATTCTGCTTCAGAAATGCTTGTAAATAGGAAGCTATTAAGTATATTTAAGGTATCAGTTAATCCAAATAGGAAGTTTATTTTATCGGATTGGGTTCCAAAGAACGATCGCAGCGATGTGTAGTTCCATAGAATCTTATTATGTATAAATAAACATATTGAATATAAACGTATTATGAGACATATTAACTAACTCAAACAGAGGATAAAGCGATGGCATTTCAAGTATCACCAGGCGTTGAGGTCAAAGAGATCGACGCAACTAGCGTGATTCCCGCTGTTTCTACCAACATTGGTGGATTCGCAGGGTCATTTAACTGGGGTCCGGTTGAAGAAATTAAAACAGTAGGTTCTGAATCAGAACTCGCTGAACATTTTGGAACACCAGATGACAGTACAGCTAAATATTTTCTTACAGCCGCGGCATTCTTAAAGTATGGCAACGCGCTGAAGGTTGTTAGGGTATTATCAGGGCATGACAATGCTACTGGTGATGGTTCCGGACAACTGATTAAGAATAAAGATGATTATGATAATAACTACGCTAACGGATCCCTTTCAAAGGGTGATTGGGTTGCTAAATATCCAGGCGTTCTAGGAAACAGTCTGAAAGTATCAGTAATATCGCAAGGTATTTCTAGCTTTTCAGGTTGGACATATGCAGGGTCATTTGACTCAGCACCAGGAACATCGGATTATGCAATTTCAATTGGTAAATCGGGCGCAAACGACGAATTACACGTAGCAGTTATTGATGAAGATGGTTTATTAACAGGTACCGCAGGTACTGTGTTAGAAACTTTCGCATACGTTTCCCAAGGTTCAGATGCTAAGAAGAGTGATGGAACTACTAACTATTACAAAGAGGTTATTAATAATAACTCTAAGTATATTTGGTGGACAGATCACAACACTAACTTAGCTGAAGCAGGCTCACTTATTTCAAGTGTAGCAGGAAACAGTTTTACAACACACACAGGCGCAATGGAAGCTTCATTGGCCGGTGGATCAGACGATAACGCACCAACAGCAGGCGAAATTCTATTAGGTTACGACCTATTCGAAGACGCTGAAACAGTTGATGTTAACTTATTGTTTGCATGTCCAGATGCTAACGGAGCAGAGACAGTAGCAGAAGATCTTATTTCAATTGCAACAGCAAGAAAAGATTGTATGGCTTTTGTATCTCCACCGATAGAGGACACAGTAGGAAGTTCAGCTCCAGCAACAGACGTAATGGCTTTTGCAAACGGACTAACTTCTTCATCATACGCATCTTGCGATAGTTCAGCTCTATACGTATACGACAAATATAACGACGTATATAGATGGATCGGGGCAGCAGGACACGTAGCAGGTTTATGTGCTAATACAGATCAAGTAGCAGATGCTTGGTTCTCACCAGCTGGTGTTAACCGTGGTCAGTTATTTGGCGTAACTAAACTAGCATACAATCCTAAAAAAGCAGATAGAGATACATTGTACAAAGGAAGAGTAAACCCAATCGTTTCCTTCCCAGGACAAGGTATGATGTTATTTGGAGATAAAACTCTACTTAGCAAACCTTCTGCATTCGATAGGATTAACGTTCGAAGATTGTTCATAGCATTAGAGAAAGCAATTTCTACAGCAGCTAAGGCACAATTATTTGAATTTAACGACGAGTTCACAAGAGCTAACTTCCGTAATATGGTAGAGCCGTTCTTGAGAGACGTCAAAGGTAGACGTGGGGTTACAGACTTTTCAGTAATATGTGACACTACGAATAACACCGGAGCGGTTATTGATGGTAACAGATTCGTGGCAGATATTTTTATCAAGCCAGCAAGATCTATTAACTTCATTACACTAAACTTCATAGCAACAAGAACAGGCGTCGATTTCTCAGAAATCGCCGGCTCATAAGGGAGAATAAATCATGGCAATATTAGGCGTAGACGATTTTAAATCGAAACTAGTAGGCGGTGGTGCTCGTTCTAACCTATTTAAGGTTACAATGAACTTCCCTGGCTATGCAAATGGTGATGTAGAACTTACATCATTTATGTGTAAAACAGCTCAATTCCCGTCATCAATAGTAGGACCAGTTATGGTACCATTCAGAGGAAGACAACTTCAGTTAGCTGGAGATAGAACTTTTGAACCTTGGACTATAACAATTATTAATGATACTGGTTTTGAAGTGCGAAATGCTTTCGAGCAATGGAGCAACGGTATTAACAGTCATAACGGAAATACTGGTTTAAGTAATCCTACTGATTATCAAGCAGATGCTATTATTGAGCAACTTGATAAAGAAGGTAATACTACTAAAACTTACGACTTTAGAGGGCTTTGGCCATCTAACATCGGAGCTATTGACGTTTCCTATGAAAGTGCAGACACAATTCAAGAGTTTACTGTTGAACTGCAAGTACAATATTGGGAATCAACTGGAACCACTACCTAATTTAGGGTTATAAATATATAAGACGAGAGGGATTAACCTCCCTCTCTAATTATATAGAGAGATATAGTATGGCAGAATTTTTCGGATTCGAAATAAATAGAAAAGGAAAGGACAAAGAAGTTCCTAAAGTTTCCTTTGTACCAAATACAGATGAAGACGGCGCAGGTGTTATTACCAGTGGCGGACATTTTGGTGCATATTTAGATATTGATGGCGACAAAGCTAAGAACGAAGTTGAGCTTATTATGAAGTATCGAGACGTAGCATCCCAACCAGAGGCTGATGCGGCTATTGAAGATATTATTAATGAATCAATTGTTGGAGATCATAACGAAGCTCCAGTAGATATCGTTTTGGATAAAGTTGATACATCAGATAAGATTAAGAAATTAATCAAAGGAGAGTTTGATAATATATTAGAAATGCTTAACTTTAATAGTTATGCTCATGATATATTCAAACGTTGGTATGTTGATGGTAGATTACCATACCACATTATAGTTGACGATAACCTTAAGCTTGGTATTAAAGAGCTTAGGTATATTGATCCAACTAAACTAAGAAAAGTAAAAGAGATTGAAGAAGAGGAAGATCCTAAAACAGGAGCTAAACTTATTAAATCTCAGAAAGAATTTTTTATTTTCCAAGATAATGCAATGGGGAAATATAATCAAGGACTTAAAATACAACCAGACGCTATAGCATATGCGACTTCTGGAATGTTAGATAGTTCTAGGAAAAGAATTTTATC